AACATTAGAAATTCAAGAAGTATTAGTTCGCAGTGCAAATGATCTAATTTCATTAGACGCTCCAAATTACCAATATGCGGCAGCAAGGCTATTAAGTTATGGTATCAATAAAGATGTGTTTGGTGAGTACACTGCAATCACACTACAACAAAACATTGATGTTAACATCGAGCGTGGCTTGTATGACAGTGCTATTTTAGATAGTTATACCGCAGATGAAATCAAAACATTAGATAGTTATATTAGACACAAGCGTGATGAGAACTTTACCTACGCAGGATTGCGTCAAGTAGTAGACAAGTACTTGTGTCAAGATAGAAGCACAGGGCAAATTTTTGAAACTCCACAGTTTATGTATATGATGATTGCGGCAACTCTATTTGCTAATTATCCAGCAGAAACACGTATGCATTATGTAAGGAGATACTACGATGCGACCTCACTTTTTAAAGTCAATATCCCAACGCCAGTTATGGCAGGCGTCAGGACCCCTGTCAGGCAGTTTGCAAGTTGCGTTCTTGTTGACTCTGACGATACCCTTGATAGCATCTTTGCCAGCGATATGTCTATTGGACGCTATACGGCGCAAAGAGCAGGAATCGGAATCAACGCAGGACGTATCCGAGGAGTAAACGCAAAGATTAGGGGAGGCGAAGTTGCTCACACTGGCATCATTCCGTTCCTAAAGAAGTTCGAAGCAACAGTACGTTGTTGTACACAGAATGGTGTACGTGGTGGCAGTGCTACAACACACTTCCCGTTTTGGCATCAAGAGATTGAAGACATCCTTGTGCTAAAGAACAACAAAGGCACAGAGGACAACAGAGTACGTAAGCTAGACTATTCAATTCAGCTTAACAAAACAATGTACGAAAGACTACTAACTGGTGGCAATATCACTCTTTTCTCACCACACGATGTGCCAGGCTTATATGAAGCATACTTTGGAGAGCCAGAAGCATTTCAAGAGCTATACGAGAAGTATGAACGTGCAACTAGCATAAAGAAAAAGTCTATTCCCGCTATGGAATTATTTTCTGCGTTGATCAAAGAACGTGCAGAAACAGGACGCATTTATATTATGAATGTTGATCATTGTAATACACACAGCTCATTCAAAGACACAGTATATATGAGTAACTTATGTCAAGAAATTACATTACCAACAAAGCCATTACAGCATATTGACGATGAAGATGGCGAGATTGCACTATGTATTCTTAGTGCTATTAATGTTGGATTGATTAGAGAACTAGACGACTTAGAAGAACTATGTGAACTAGCAGTACGTGCATTAGAAGAAATTATCGACTATCAAAACTATCCAATCAAGGCAGCTGAGATTAGCACCAAAGCAAGACGCTCATTAGGTGTAGGCTACATTGGTCTCGCACACTATCTTGCACGTCAGAAAGTGCAGTACAGCGATCCTAAAGCGTGGAAACTTGTACACAGTTTAACAGAAGCGTTCCAATACTACTTACTTAAAGCCAGCAACAAATTAGCGCAAGAGCGTGGTGCTTGTGAATACTTTAACCGTACTAAATACAGCGACGGAATTCTTCCTATTGATACATATAAGAAGGATATCGATACTGTAGTGGAGAATGACTTAGCGTATGATTGGGAGACTTTACGAGTACAGATTGGGGAACACGGGCTACGGCACAGCACATTGTCCGCACAAATGCCTTCGGAGAGTAGTTCCGTTGTGTCGAACGCTACCAATGGAATCGAACCTCCTAGAGGCTACTTGTCCATTAAGAAGTCCAAAAAAGGGCCTCTTAAGCAGATTGTTCCGCAGTATCAGTCGTTAAAACAGCATTACAGTTTATTATGGGATATGCCAAGCAACGAAGGTTATATCAATGTAGTAGCAGTAATGCAAAAGTTCTTTGATCAAGCGATCAGCGGTAACTGGAGTTATAATCCTACGCACTTTGAAAACAATGAAGTGCCAATGAGTGTAATGATAGGTGACCTACTAAACACTTATAAGTTTGGTTGGAAAACAAGTTATTATCAGAACACATATGATTATAAAACAGATCCAAGTGAGATTGAAGAAGAAAAAGAACAACCGTTAGCAAGAGATGAGTTTAACGGTTCGGATGAAGAATATGATGATTATTGCGAGGCTTGTGCAATTTAATCATTGACAAAAGGGCATTTATAGTGCATACTATACAGAGAGAAACAGAGGAAGTAAGATGGCAAAGACCGTATTCAACAAAGACAAAGTAGACTTTACAAAACAAAATATGTTTTTTGGAGCAGATCAAAACACACAACGTTATGACGTATTTAAATTTCCAGTGTTTGATAAACTAAATCAAACTATGCTAGGTTATTTTTGGCGCCCAGAAGAAGTAAGTCTACAAAAAGACAGAGCAGACTTTGCTAACTTTCGTCCAGAACAAAAACATATTTTTACAAGCAATTTAAAATATCAAACATTACTTGACAGTGTCCAAGGGCGTGGTCCGTGCCTAGCATTTTTGCCGCACGTATCATTACCTGAACTAGAAGGATGTATTGTTACTTGGGACTTCTTTGAAACAATCCATTCACGTAGCTATACACACATTATGAAAAACGTGTATGCTGACCCGTCAGAAGTGTTTGACACTATTTTAGATGACGAAAAGATTATTGCTCGTGCAACAAGTGTAACTAAACATTACGATGCATTTACAGAAGCCGCTGATGCGTACACACATCGCAACAAAGGTAATATGCGTGATGTTAAGAAGAAGTTATATCTTGCTATGCATACTGTAAATATACTTGAAGGTTTACGTTTCTATGTGTCATTTGCTTGCACCTTTGGCTTTGGAGAACTAAAGCTAATGGAAGGTAGTGCTAAGATTATTAGTCTTATCGCTAGGGATGAAGCACAGCATTTGGCACTTAGTACTCACGTATTGAAGTTGTGGGCACAAGGCAAGGACGATCCAGAAATGGCAGAAATTGCAAAAGAATGTAAACAAGAAGTATATGATTTGTGGCGTGAATGTGTTGCAGAAGAAAAAGATTGGGCAGACTACCTGTTCAAAGATGGTTCAATGATTGGTCTTAACAGTACATTGTTACATCAGTATGTAGAATACATTGCTAACCGCAGACTAAAGGCGCTGGGCTTTGATGCAATTTTTGATCAACCAGTAAACACTAACCCGCTACCGTGGACACAGCATTGGCTATCTAGCTCAGGCTTGCAAGTTGCACCGCAGGAGACAGAAGTTGAAAGTTATATCATTGGTGGCATTAAACAGGATGTTGATAAAAACAGCCTAAAAGGATTCAGTTTATGATTACTATATATGGTAAACCATCTTGTCCTTCTTGTACAAAGGCAAAAGCGTTGTGCGAGGCAAGGGACTTTAAATTTGAATACAAACAACTCGATGTTGATTTTACTAGAGAAGAACTGTTTGAAGTTTTTCCTACCGCAAGAACATTCCCACAGATTATTGTAGGTGGAAATAAAGTAGGCGGCTACGAACAAATGATTGAATACATCGACAACACTAATTATAACGGAACAGGATTCACACTATAATGTTATTAGAAACCCCATATAAAAACGGAGATACTATTTCTTTGAAACTAAGTTCAGGAGAAGAAATTCTTGGACGTTTAGATTCAGAAACAGATCAAAATATTACATTGCATAAACCAATGGTTCTTATTGCACAAGAGAAAGGATTAGGACTTGCTCCTTTTATGTTCTCTGTGTCACCTACTGGTAAATTTGTAATGAAGGCTGCATCAGTTCTTTGTGTTGCAAAAACAGAAGATGAGATCAGCAAACAATACACAACACAAACGACTGGCATTGCACTCTAATGCCTGCAGTGTGCAGAGTAGGAGATGCACTAAACACTGGTCACGGGTGTGACGGAACAACTACAATTGATAGTTCTAACACAGACGGTACAGTACACGCCAATAACATTGATGTTATTGTAATTGGTGCTCCTACAGTATCACACGACATACCAAGCGGCGACGATTGTGTTTCTCACACAGATGTAACTAAAGCAGGATCGCCTAATGTTTTCATTAACAGCATTGCAGTTACAAGAATAAACGATGCAGTTGATGCTGGCAAAATGACAGGTGGTAGTCCTAACGTATTTGCGAATGGTGCCTAATGAGCGGTCAGCGAAGATGGTTAAAAATGTGGGCAAGAACAGTTGGAATGCCCGTAGGAATAACAGACGACGACAAACCAGAGTTTCTTCCTATATCACAAGATGATGTAAAGAAAGCACTTTGGTTTAGAACATTTTGGATTGTATTGCATATAATAACTTGTTTTAGTATTATTGCAGGCAACGGAAGAAACTTAGGCTTTTGGTAATGAATGTAGAACAAGGCGATAAAGCAGTAATAGTGTTTAGTGTAAATCCTGCAAACGTAGGACGCATTGTTAACGTGTCA